TATCTTTGCGAAGATATTCTACAATTCTTGAGAGATCTTCGATTGCAGTGTTCATTGCAGATTTAGAATAACCAGTCGCAAAAGGATAGGTCTTTTCATAATCATCATCAGTGCTATTATCCACTGAATAGCATACATTTACTGCTTGGGTGAGACTATCAATCACCCGAATTAGTTTATCATCAATTTGCATCATCAACCTCCAAACATTTCATCAAACAGATCACCCATCTCTAGCATTTCATTGTGTCGATCGAGTTGGTTACGCATTGCAATCAGTGCTTGCTGAGTGTTACGCAGTTTCAGCATTTCCTCGTTGATGTAGTGCAAACGGTTGTTAATCTGGCAACGGTCCATACCATCAACGGTGGGCATATCGTAGACAGTGTTATTGATCTTGCGGGGTTGCATTTCAACCGTCATCTGTGCGTTAGTGCTGTTCATACTACTAGGACACTTTAGGGGCCCCCTGTTTCAATCATTGGAAAACTGCTTGTAAATCCAAGCAATCAAACAAATCACACCCAGAGGAACAACAATCCACCAGTATTCAACTATAACATAGAGAGCAACAGCAAAGGCAATAAGATATAACCAACCCATTGCATCTTCGCCAGATGAACTACCTCCACCCCTACATTCACGAAGGTTGTAAATGTAAATGGGATCGTAAAGTTTTTCAATTTGTTGTCTTGCAGTTGATATACTTCCTGATTCTGTTGTTACAGTGAACTGTCCACCAGTAGGGACTGTTTTAATCTCTGCCTTGTAAGTTGCCATGATAAATCAAATCCAGTTTTTTTCCATAATGAAGTTTGCTCGTGAGAATTGATAACGATCAACAATCTTTAGCATACCAAACTGATTGTTCATGACATAACCCTCATGGTCACATTGCATATCTTCAATATAACATTTGATGTCATCCTCACGTTCAATAAAGAAGAACAAATCCATTTTGATAGAATAGACGAGTTTCCACAATCGTAGCACGTTGATGTCAACATCATAATTTTCTGCAATTTCATGCTCATCAACCTCAATACCTTTGCGGATGTAGGAATTGATGACTTTTTTGATTTCTGTTGCTTTGCGTGGAGTCATAAACTCACACAAAGTGCTCATCTGTTTGGCAAACTTACTGATGTCTTCAATGTCATCACGATAAGGACAAATCTCAGCAATAGGTGTCACAAACTTACAAAAGTAAGTGTCATCGACTGCAAAGTCCATCGGGTAAGCAACAGCATCACGCAGATCATTCTCTGCAATGTAGTAAGTGTGTGGAGCAACAATAATGTCTTGAGTGACTACCTCAGGAAAGACGTAAGTGATCGTGTTGGGACGATAAGTATCACTGCCACCATAACCAATAAAGTCACCTTGAATGATATAGTCTGTGCGAGGAAGATAATCAAGGCAAGAGTGAAGAATATCCGCAACTTTACCTTCGTGGTTCGCATCAATTTCTTCATGAGAATGATTGATCTTGATTTTTACTTTGTTGAAGACAGATTTAGTCCCTACAAAGAACTTACCATTAGCAGGATTGCGACCCCACACAATAGCAGGAGCACCATCAATCTTTACACTGATAGTAGAATCTGCGGAGAACCAGTCAAGAACTGAAAGGTCTCCGTTCAGGATAGAATCCTCAGGATGTTCTAGGTGAGTGTTCTTCATACTACTAGGACACTTTAGGGGCTCCCCGTTTCAATCACTGTCAAGGACTACAAAACAATTCAACTCCAATAGGTTCTCCAAAAGAATAATCATATTCTAATGCGTTAGCACACACATAGTGAGGGTGATCAACTGACACACCTAGTTTCTCACACAGTTCTGCATGATTATCTGGCATGAGTTCTATTGCATAGAGCATATTATCATTGATATGTGATAACTCATGATATTTCAATAATTCTGTTTGTAGTGCCAATAGGAAGTTCCCTGACCCTGCGGAATTGTCAAGAAAAGTGGAGTTCTCATTCTTCAGGATAGATTCAGGGATCTCTGCTACCATCTCAGCACAAAGTTCCACAGGTGTGAATACTTCACCAGTGGAATCAATGCGTTCATCAGTTCTGGTGATTGAGGAACCAACATTCTCATTGTGCTTGTTTTTAAGCATACTGTTCCTTAACAATACTACGAAGATTATCCCAGAAAACTACATTATTGTCAACACGTCTTGCAATCTCCTTTATACCAATGCAATGCACATTTGCCATGGCATGTTTAGGATGGACACCCTTACATGATGTAACAATGATTACATTTTTACCATTGTATTGCAGACCTTCATTCATACAAGCATCTGCTGCAATGTTAGAGATGTTATCTTCATTTGTGAGTTGCTTAGTAGGATCTGCCTTAAACTTACACTGGATCACATTAGGTTTGCCATCCAATGTAGAGACGCCACGACCATCAATACCCCTATCATATTCAAAGTTTGGTTCATAGTCAGCAGTGTAAGTTAGAGTATGGTCCCCGTTGAAGAACTTGAAGAAGTATTCAACAAACCACTCAAATCCATCACCCATGAATGATAGAGGATCATACAGATCAGGATCCTGCTTCTTACCAAGAGCAACCAACTTCTTGAAGAATGTTGATGCTTTGTTCTCTGTAATCAGTGAGGGAAGATCCTCACAATCATATCCGAATGTGTGTTGGAGTTTCATGATCAGAGTTGAGATTGAATGTAAGAGAGTTGTTCAGCAGTCAGAACTTCTTCAAATGGGATGCTAGGGAGTTGTGAAATATCACCACCTGAAACTCGTCCATTTGAACACATTGTCATGATGATCTTTCTTGCAATATCACTGTCAAGAATATCTGCAACCTTTTGTGCAGATTCGATGCTATCAAAATACATCACCAAAGTGCTCTCTGTGTTGTATGCTGCATCATCAACATTCACAACATATGGATTCTTCATCCTTGAAACAAAGACCCTTGGTTTACTATAATCAGAACCGTATTTGACGGAGGTGTATTTTACATTGCCGTTGTCAATTAGTTTGTACTGATGTGAATCAGTGGGTTGATCTGTAAAGTCCTTTGCAAGTTCTGGATCCTGACCATTCTTCTTAAGAGCAGCACGAACACCTGCAAAGTTATACTGTCCAGACACACTGAAAGACAGTTTATCACCATCATATGATGTGAGAGTGTTAATGATATTCTGAACAGTAGGGTCTTTATAAACTTTGAATACTTTTTTCGCATCAATTCTCTGACCATTTACTTCAGTCAGATGACCCAATGTGTAAGACTTTCTAGCAACCCACCTGCAAATTTCTTGGTGAATACCTTTGAATTGAGATTTCAGATTAAATTCAACATAATCAAGATCAACTTTGGTATCCTTACCAGAGAGAAGTGAGGTAAATTTGTCACTACCAGAAAATGCAGACTCAGGGGTGATAAAACTAATAATTCCACCATCTTTCAGCATATTGATGGATTGTTTTGAGAATTCATACCACAATGCTTTATATCCAGAACCTCTTTTGCTACCACTTTCTTTATCATTCTGATAAGGAGGATTACCAATGATAACATCAAACTTCATATCACACCTGTTGTAGTTATTCATAGGAGGGACATAGTATTTAATTGTAGGAGAATTATCACATACACTTTTAATACTATTATAATACTTTTGTTGCAAAGATGTCAAGTTGCGATGATCATTCTCAAGCACAACAATATTAGTGTATCCTTGCTCTCTCAAATGTGAGGTAAGGATCAGAAACGCATCATAAACACCAATCAAAGCATCTTTAGGAACATTATGTTCCTCCAATTCCCGAATCATTGCTAGGGCAATTTCATCAGGAATAGGTTGACGACCATCAACAGGTTTGATACCTTCTTTGAAATCTTTGTTTGCCTTAATCCTTAGTTTTTGATAAGGATTGAGGAGAAGAGTAGCAGTCATTTCAGTTGTGCTCATACTATAGGGACACTTTAGGGGCCCCCTGTTTCAGTTACGCATCACAGAGACATTTCACTGTACTCTGTATTATAAAGCAGTTCCTCAAGAATGTTATTGTGCTCAAACTCGATGACATAATCGGAGATCTTACGTCGAAGTTCATCAGTATCAAGATCCTCTACAACTTCATCCTCTTTGCCACGACCACTAACTTCAACAAATGTATCAGATACTGGAACACCTTGAATATAAAGTTGGTGACAGATCTTTTCAATCAATTGTACACTTTCAGCAGTATTTGACTCATGCTGAACAACAGTCACAATACCATACTTTTTGTTAGGTGCAGTACGAATCACCCTACCAATAGATTGTGTTGCAAAGATGGAAGATAGTGTGTTTCTGAGAAATACTACACCAGTGAATGCTTTAATATCGATACCTTCACCAAGCATTGCATAATGAAGAACAATTAGTTTCTCATCAGGGTTTGCACCAAGTTCATTGAGTTGTTGAATAAATGCAGACTTATTAACTTTTCTAGTACCATTCACATAACCTTGATTGATTGAGTCAATGGACAGAACTTTGTACCCTTTAGATGTTGCCCAGTCCTGCAGACCTGCTTTATACAAATCATTGATAGATTTGGTGCCTTGAGCACAAAACAAGATCTTATGGTTGGATTCACTATGATTCTCTTCATAGTATTCAACAACCTCCTTGATTGTCTTCATATTGACTGACACTTCATCCATAGTATCAGTGTCAGCATCACTCTTCATCAGGTGAATGAAGGGGTTAAGAATAACACCTTGCTTAACAAGATTAGAGAACTTGACGTTAGCAATCTGCTCACCATATACACTTACATTGTCCATACCAGGACCATCAACACTGCGAGAGTTGGAGTAACGTGGAGTGGCAGTGAAGAAGTAATTATTACTAGCGTGATTACTGAGATATTTTACAGCGTTGAAATGATCAGATGTTGTTGCGTTATGTGCCTCATCATAATACACAGTAGTGACAGGAATCATGGAGGAAACAATACGATCCAGACTGTCATAGGTAACAAACAGCAGCAAAGGTTTCTTTGCTTTTTGTGCAATGCGATAAGTATCACGAATCTCATCTACAACAGTTGTAGGAGATTTAGGGGGAGTCATGCGAAACTTAAGAGCAGCACGATTCCTCTGGAAGGTCTTGCCCTCAGATGAAATCTGCCTATACATGAAGTTCACATCAGGGAGATGTTTGTCAAACTCAGTGAATAATTGCTGAGACAGAAGTAACTGAGGAGCAACAACAACCACCACATCACCAGGGTTCATGAACCTACGCGAATCAGTGATCATAGTGTAAGTTTTACCACCACCAGTAGGGCAGGTAACAATACCTTTATTATTGACCCCGAGAGCATCAAGAATCTGCTGTTGGTGGGGATGAAGAGTGAACATAGTTTTGTGGTGAGTGTTCTTCATACTACTAGGACACTTTAGGGGCTCCCTGTTTCTGTTGTTGCTTTTTGTGATTTTCAATAAAGTTATGAGCAGATTTCTCATTTCTACACACTTTGAGTTGTTGTCCATTGTGAATAATCATCAGTTGATTGCCATAAGGAATGGCAGCATATTCACCTTTACCAATAACAAATCCAATAGGACCAGGATTTGCTTCTAGGATATTACTGTTAGTATATTTGAATTTCATCGACGCACCACACTATCAAGAAGTTCACCTTTTTCGAACACAGTATCAACAACGTTCTGCAATGCTCGTTCGGTAGCAATACCAACCTGCGAATAAACAGGAACAACACAAAGACCGAACTTCTTGCTGTCATTACCCAAACGCAGCACACGTCCAATGGTTTGAGTCATCTCAATCACATCCATATTGCGGAGGAAGATGACAGTCTCCAGTTCACTGACGTTGATACCTTCACTCAAGATAGAACGATGGAGAACAACAAACTTCTTGTTAGGATCTTTACCCCAAGCATTGAGAGTGTTGAAGAACTCCTCACGATTGACTTTCTTACCATCAACAACTGCACCAGTCTTGGCAGTAATATAGAGGTAAGAATAACCGCGTTGAAGCAACTGAACTGAGAAGTCAGTATGACTCATCAAGTTGATAAGTTGCTTGGTAGTCTTGACACAAACCAAGATCTTCTTGGTGTCTGTGCCATCAATCGTATCCAACACATTGGCACAGTCAATGTTAGGATTGATCTGCTTTGCCTTGTGAATGTCAAACTGTTTTGCCTGAATCTTAGGAGGAATGATATAACCACCCTCCACCAGTTCAGGAGCACTCACACGGCAAATGATGTCACCATAAACATCAACATCATTCATACCTGGTTTGTTGATTGTGACCGAAGTCTTGCGAGTTGCAGTAAAGAAATAGCAACGATCAGCAACACCAGCAAAGAACTCAGTAGGACCGAAGAAGTTACGTTTTACACTATTATGTGCCTCATCAAAGTAAATCGTATTGACCTCAATATCTGCTTGACGTACGCGATCAAGAGAGTTATATGTGGTGAAGATAATGCAAGCATCACCAGCAGTGCGAGCAACATTAGCAAACATATGAATTTGCTCTGGTTTGGTGCTGCTAAAGTGATGAGTTTCACCACTATGAACGTGCATCACATGAACATTCTTGGTGTCAATAACTTCCAGAAACTCACTGCACAGTTGCTCTGCCAGAAGGATGCGAGGGCAGACAACAACAATCGTAGTAGACTGTTGCTGATTGATTGCAGTTTGTGCATCAGTAATCATAGTCAATGTCTTACCAGCACCAGTAGGCATAATAAGTTGACCTTTTTTATATACCAACATCGCATCACATCCACGTTGTTGATGAGGACGAAGAGTAATAGTCACGGGCAGGTGGTTAGATACCAAAGAACAATTATAGCACCCTTACAGACGATTGTAAAGGGTGCTAGTGGTTATACTACAGGAACACTTTAGAGGCTCCCTGTTGCGATTATCCAGAAGTGAACTTGTGCTTGAGTTCTTTTTCTGATTTTTTGCCAGTAGATTGAAGAACAAGATCTCTCAATGCTCTTTCACCCTTTCGAGTTAAAGCATTTCTTTC